GCGGCGGCTAGGAGCGTGGTCCACAACCCCTGGAACGCGGTGCGGACCCTGGCTGTGAGCTTGTCCCTGGTGGCGGGATCCAAAGGTGTGATGTCAGTCATGCGGCCAACGCTACCCGCATCTTCCCCGCGCGGGGAAGTTCCCAGGATTCCTTCTGTCCAGGGGTTGACAGCACTTCGGATCTGAGCAACACTGTCCACACGGAGACAGCACAAGCAACCCAGCAGGAGACCAACCCGATGGCAACCCGCAAGACCGACCAGCGAACCCGAGACCTCACAACCGGCGCCAAGCTCTGCAAAACCGGACTCGTCGGCGGGATCCTCGCATCAGAAGCCGCGAACATCGCCGCTGCCGAACCCACCCCCGGAGGATGGCTCATAGCGATGATCGCCCCCGCCGCCCTCCTGCTCTGCACCGAAGTCCTGATCAGGGTCCCCGGCCGCCGCGACGCCACCTCGATCATCTCCACCGGAGTCACGATCGCCATCGCCGGCATCGCCGCATGGGTCAGCTACTGGCACATGGCCGAAGTCGCCGCCAGGTTCGGCGAGTCGGCCACAGCCGCCCACCTCATCCCGTTCCTCGTGGACGGAGCGATCCTGGTCACCACTTTGAAGCTCCGCCAAGCCCACGACATGATCGCCCACCCAACCGCCCGCCGGAACCGGCGGCGCAAGGCCCAGCCGACGGTGCACGCCCCGGCCCGGAAGCTGGCCGTGGTTTGAGGTGAGCGCCTGGCGGGCCGGCCCTCCCCCGGTCGGCCCGCCGGACAGTCACCCCAAACCGAAGGGAGAGAGTAACCATGAGCAACGGCAAGCTCTATCTGCGGATCGACAGGACAGACGGCAGCCGCACCTACAAGGGGCCATGGGTCCACTCCCACGTCTCCCGCGAGATGGACGCGTGGCGAGAAGCTTTCCCTGACTACCGCTGCGAGCTGCTGGACGTACCCGAGGCGCGTCCTGATGTGCGTAAGTGGACCAAGGCCACCCGCGACGGCAACCGCTACTACCCCGAAGCATGACAAGGAGGACCCAATGCCCAAGACCTACGACCAGATAACCGACGACGAAATCACCGCGATGGCCAAAGTCTGGAGGGAGAATTACCAGAACTGGCCGATCGCCCGGTACGCGTCGGTTGCTCTGATGGAAGCCGGCTACGAGTGGGATCCGGGCCTGACCGACAAGGAAGCGGGGAAGGCGTGAGGAAAGCCGAGATCGAGATCGGCGGCACCTACGTCGCCCAGGTGTCCGGCCAGCGGACCATTGTCCGCATCAACCGCGAATCACCCTTCGGCGGTTGGGACGCCACGAACCTCGCCACCAAGCGGGCCGTCAGGATCAAGACCGCCGGTCGGCTCTGGCGGAAGATCGATGCGGGCGACCGGTTCGCGTTGGCCCGAGCCCGAGAGACACCAAGCCAAGGAGACCAGCCGTGAGTCCCCACATCCCTGAGTCGCTCCGGGAGCGGATGACCGACATCCGAACCCGGAGGGAAGCGGCACCATCACCCGATGAGATCCAGGCCGTTGTCGGGGCCGCGGTCAGGGCAGGGATCTCGGTTGTCGAGATCGCCCGACTGATCGGGATGTCACGGACCACCCTCTACAGGCGCTACCTGCGGAGGGACCAATGACGATCTCGAATCCATCCGGTGAGCCGATCATGATCCCGTGCGAAGGGGCTGGCTGCCCGCCGGCCACGACTGTCGGCATCAGCGGCATGTGCGCCATGTGTGGCCGCTGGTGGGTCACCGAAAGCGGAGCGATACCACGGCACCAGCGCGACGACCTGATAGCCCGCATCGAACGAGGAGACTTCGGATGAACCCCATCTTCTGGCGAGCAGACCACCTTCACCAGTACACCGGTAATGTGCTCGGGACTCAACCACCGGTCACGGTCGTGGTCTACGCGCTGCCGAAGACCGACGAGTGGTCGATGACGCGGACGTGGAGGGCTGAGGCAACCACCCCCGGAGGCTGGCTCATCTGGTCAGACGAAGCCGATGCTCACGACACGTTGCAACGCAGAGCGGAGGAGCAAGCCGCCGGTTGGGTCTGGCTGCTCACGGAAGCTTGGGTTAGGACCGTTAGGACCCGATGAGCATTTCGGTCGGCACCGACGTGCATTGTGACGGATGCGGCGCTTGGATACGAGGCTATATCGGGGTCGAATCAGCGCGGCGCGCTGCACGCAGGGAAGCCCGTGAGTTCGGTTGGACGTTCCGCCGCAACCGTGACTACTGCCCTGACTGCTCAGCCAGTGGGAACTCGTGACCGACGACGACCAGCCCCCACCGCCCAACCCGGCTATCCAGCCGCCCGCCCCGTGGCAGCGGCCCGCACCCCGAGAGATGCCCACCCGCGTCGCGGTCAGGATCGCGATAGCGTTTCTCAGCGCAGACCTTGTGGCCGCTGGAATCGTGCTCATTGCCACTGGGATTTCCCCGACCGTCGGAGTGATCATGATCGGGGCCGGGATCGTGGCCCTGTCAACAACAATGGAAAGCATCTGGTGGCGATCATGAACCGACGTCAACGCTACGCACCACCAGGCGCAACAACCATCCACAGGAGGAACTGATTGATGCCAGATAGCCACGACGGCCCGACCATCCAGCTCGACGAAGCCTCGGCCGAGCTGACCGAGCGCTGGCTCGCCGGAATAAACGCCGGAATAAATGCGGCTGCTGATGCCACCCCCGCCTGGGAGGCACAGCGCGCACCCGGGCCCTGGGCGAAAGTCGAGATCATGGGGCACCGGGTTGTCGCCGGCTCGCTGTCCGACGCTCACCATGCCGGCGCCCCGTTCCTCCAGGTCCAGCACCCGAGCATGCCCAACCACGACGGCACCGGCCCGCTCACCGAGCTGTTCGGCCCGACGGCGATCTTCTCGATCCGGCCCTGCTCGCGGGAGGAGGCCTCCCGCTGCGCTGAGGCCCGCTGGCGTCACCCGCCGCGCCCAGCGCCCTCGGTCGCCGAGCTGGAGTCCGCCGTCGACGCGGACGTGATCGAGGACGACCACCAGGACTACTACGACGAGGACGACTTTTGAGGGTCCTGGTCTCGGCGTACGGGTGCGACCCCGACCTCCAGCGCACCAGGCGGCCGACCGATCGCCATCTCCGCCCCCGCCGCGCCCCGCGAGCACGTCTCGGTCTACATCATCCAACCCGTCCGCTAAGGGTGACGGTCACACCGGAGGAGCACGCGTTGATCCCGCCGGGATGCGCTACCGGCGACGCCGGAGACACCGGTCCTGCCCGGCCACGCACCCGTTTGCTGTGAGCGGCCCGTGCTGCCAACGTGGGGGCCTCCTAGCGCTGCGATGGGTGAGCGGTGCGGGACGGTGTCCGAGGGCCTGAGATTGGCAGTACGGGTGCACGGACTTTCTTGTGCCCACGGGTTGACAGCACGCCAGATCCGAGAGACACTGTCCACATGGAGACAGCACACCACAACCCACACCGAGAGAGCATCGTCAACCCCGCCGACTACACCCACACCGGATGTTTCTACATGGGCGGCAGCGATGAGATGTACTACGCCTACCAGGGCGAGCACCGAGCCCTCAACCACCGGTTCGGTTCCGACTGGCTAGAACAGACCAGCTTCCACCGCAACGGTGGTTGCGCCCACTGCGGAGCACACTTCGCCCACGGAGCCCTGTTCACCCACCACACCCACGGGCTCGTTGCCTTCGGGTGGCAGTGCGCTGAGGAGCGGTTCACGCTCGACTCGAACATCGCGCTGCGGATGAAGCTGGCCCGCACCAAGGCCGCCAAGGCCGCCAAGCGGAACCGGATCCGCATCGAGTTCGCAGCGTCGATCATGATCGACCCCCGCAACGCTTGGGCGTTCGCTCAGAATCATCACATCATCCGTGACATCTGGGCCAAGGGCTGCCAGTACGGCAACGTCTCAGACCGGCAGCTCGACTTGGTTCACCGGCTCGCCACCGAGAAGGTACAGGCCGCCGCTCAACCGGAGCCCGAGACCGAGCCGCTCCCCACCGTCGAGCTGTCGGCCGGGGCCAGGACCTTGGTCACTGGTCGGGTGGTGTCCCTCAAGTGGAAGGACTCCGACTTTGGCGGGGCGTGGAAGATCCTCGTCGAGGTTGAGGGCGGCACCCGGGTGTACGGGACCTGCCCCCGGAACCTGGTCGACGACGCCGGACGGGGCAACGTGGTCCGCTTCACCGCCAAGGTTGAGCCCAGCCGCAACGATCCCGGCTTCTGGATCTTCAAGCGGCCCACCAAGGCCGAGCTGGTCACCGCCGCCTGAGCGGCACACCCTGAGCACGGGGGCCGGTCCTCACGGGCCGGCCCTCGTTTCGCGTTCCCCGCGCGGGGAAGCTCAGGTGTCGACGAACTGGCCGAGAATGAACGGGTCGGGCTGATCAACCCACACCACCACATCCCCGACGATCAACCCGGAAGCGATCGACGTCATCGTTCGAGCCCCGTCAACCGTGAACCGGTCCGGCGAAACCGTCGTGTCCACCGCCGTCACCCGCCCCTTACGGAACCGGTTCGCCCGCTGTGCCGCTGTGCCAACCGCCGAATCGATCGCATCTCCCAACCCCACATCACACCGCCTGAGCTGTCACACCAGCGACCGCTGGGGCCTGAGCACCGAACCCACCCCACCCCAACATGCCGACATGACGACCAACCCCCCGATCGTCGGTCACGGAGATCACCGCATCCGAGTTCAACAGCACGATCACCGTCGACCCATCAGCACGAACCCACAACGTTTTCCCTGTGACCGAACCACCCGAGTTGTGAGACCCCAGTGTCGTCACCCGGTGGCCCGCCTGCCACAGCTCCAACGTGATCCGCCCATTAGCGTCGGTCAACGCCACGTAACCGTCGAACTCGCCCGACCCGCGGACCATCGGCCCCACGAACCGGCCGGCCGGGACAGCATCGATCTCGCATCCCATCTCATGATCCGACGCGCACAACGGCTTGTTCAGAACGGCCATCGACCAGCCGTTATGGAACCGCTGCACCGCCCGCCCATCGACCACACCCCACGAGTACCCGAACTCGGTCCAGTCCGGCGACCCCGGAGACCCCGCCAAGTCCTCTAGGTTCTGGTCGTCCCGGTCGAAATTGTCGGAGAACGAGACCAGGCATCCCGGTGAGCCGTCCACACCAGCCGACGCGTACCCGGCCGCTGGGTTGTACACGCCGCGGGCGACGACCGTCATCTCCCCGCCCGCCTCTGGCAACGTCGACCCGAGCACACGGAACAACCCGTCAACCTTAAGCTGCGGGACTGACAGCTCAACAAGATCTTGAACCTGTATCGCCGGGTTTGGCGACGTCACGAACTCAACCAAAGCCGGGCCGGTCCCGTGACGCCGCAACTGCGCGTACCCCGCGACGATCGCTTGTTGATGGGTCCCGATGAACGGGTACTGACGCGACGGCAAGCTGATCTCACCAGGCCCAGAGTAGAACCCCTCAGACCTCGGGTCGGTGTCCCAAACCAGCACCGACAACGACACGTCCGCGGTCTGAAAACTGCCGCCCTCAACCTTGAACCCTTGCGGGGCACGCAACGACCAAACCCGCTTGCAGCTCGACACCGGCAACCCGCCGACACCGTACGACCACCGCTCAGCGTGATCGTCACCCGACGACGGGGGAACCGGCCGGGAATACACTCGCCCCAAAGGGGAGACGGCAAGCTCGTGGCCGCATCCTTCCAGCAGCGCCGTCACCAGCGCCTCGCGGTTCTCGCCGGCCGCGAACGAACCGCCCGGCATCTCGAAACCGGTCGGCGCTATGTCGAACTCACTAGCAGCGAACACATCGGACATGATCCGCTCTACGACGTCTTCGACAGGGTCACCGTCATCGAACGAGAACCCCAACGACAGCTCAGAACGGAGGGGCCGGATCATGTCCACCAGGTCAACGTCCAGTGTGGTGACCCCACCGTTGTAGGTGGCTTCCACCTGGTCGACCAGCATCGTCCCCCGTGGCCAGTACACCGCCCCTGACGGCCCGTAGATCCCGGCCGACACCCTAACCCGGTGCCGGGTCGACGGGTCCAACGGTGAGCCCTGTGAGCCCGGCATGAGCGATTCCAGGCCCGAGCTGATCGGCAGCGAGAACGACAACGAGCGTTGAGAGGACCGGTCGTTGGTGAAGCTCAACGGGTCGACCTGGGGCCGCCACAGCAACGCCGGGCCGACGTCAGCCGGATCGGTTGTGGCCAGCACCGTCTCCGCGGAGTCGAGCAGCTCCAACCGCCACGGAGCCAACCGGACCACCCCCGAAGACGCGGCGCTTGTGTAGTCCGTGAACCGGCTCACGACTCGGACACTTCCACCAGCGACACCGGCAACTCATGCGCGTCACGCAACCCGGTCGTCTCGGTGCTCAACCGTTTCCAGCGTAGGATCACGTCCTCAACGCCAGGGTCGACGAGGGACACCAGCCACGACCTCCCGAAGATGTCGACCAGTCGGAGCGTGACCCCGGCCGTGAGAACCGCCGTCACGGCTAGCCGCTCAGCCCGGTCACGGACACGGATGCGGAGCCCGAACCGAGTGGCCAGAGCACCAGACACCGCCACCAGTGAAGCACCCGGTTGCTCGGTCACAACCGAACGTTGCGGCTCGAGGATCGACACCGCCGCCACCTCAATCGGAGTGTTCAGCGTCGGGTCGGACAGGCAAAGCAGATACCAGGCTGTGATCGTGGTCGACATGTTCCCCGACCCGACCGCTACCGGCACGCCCGTTTCGCTCATGGCGCCGTCGTCGAACGTGACCTGATACCGCAGTGTGGTCGACATCATCGGGGCCCGGCAATCCGAGAGGGTCTCAGTCGACGATGCGGTCACGGCGTACGGTGATTCTTCGGTCACTGTGAACGTGGTACCCGAGTCGTCCGACCGGAGCAGCCACGCTCGGGTCACCCCAGCCGGGACGTCCACCTCCACATCAACCCCGCCAGTCACGGCGTTGAACACCGGTTGCGTTGATTGGGTGCCGGGCGCTACTGGGGTGCCGGTGATATCGAAATCGGCTGTGCCCCAATCCGAGACCACTAGGACACCGGTCGACAGGCGTGCCCAGGCCCGAACCGCGACTGTGTTCGTGCCCCGACCAAGCGGGGCATCCGTGATCGACAGTGAACGGGCTCGCGGTCCTGACACCCGCCCTGAGTCGTACACGATCTCACCAGTCGAAGCGTTCAACGGGTTAGCGGCGTCGGTCGCGGTGTCAGGGTCCTGAGCGGATCCGGCGATCACCCGAACCTGATAGTGGGTTTGACTCAACCCGGAAGCTGAGTCATAGGCCCACGTGATCGGGTCGCCGGCATTTGTGGGGCCGGCAACCGAGGAAACGACGGGGCCGCCTTCTTCGTAGTTGACGGTCGCCCGCACCCAGAACAGCTTGTGACTGGTGAGCTGCGGATGGCGCGACGACGAGAACACCGCCACACCCAACCGTGCGTAGTCGCTCAACGCGGAACCGTCGGCCAGCTCAGACCACAAACCGGTTGTTACAGTCTGTGTCTCGCCCAACGGTTCTGGCGCGTAGCCGATCTGTTGCTCAGCACCGGCCACAATCGAATCGTCGGGCTCGATGCCTACCAGTGCTACTCGCAAGAAGTTCTTCACAGCGGATCGGTGGGCGAACTCGACGGCCGCTGACGTGATAACGGCTGTCGGTGGCAAGGCTGATAGGTCCAGCTCCAGAACTTCGTACATTGACCCGGCCACCGCAGCTATTTCGACGTAGGTGGTTTCGTCGTCGGAGTTGAGCACCGCGTAAAGGTCGGTCCCGGCTGATGCGGCCACGGCCGGTTTGATGGTCACGAGCCCGGTAGCGAAGTCTTCAGCGCCGGCCCAATGCACCGATTGGGGCATTTGGGCGTCGGTGGTGACCGGGGGCGACAGCCATGCGTCGAACGTGATCGCGTCGCCTATCGCTTCGGCTAGGGCAGCTAGCCCGCCCGGAACCGACGGCAACGGGGCCGACCCGGAGTAGAACGTCCCGTCTTTGGCTTTGGCCATGAACGCTAGGACTTTCGCGCCGAGCGTTGTCGGGGTGACCGAACCGAACGGGGCGACTGTGGCGTCGCCTTGGGTTACGGTCCCGACGTCTTCGATCGGGGTTGTCAGGTCGGACTGTTCCAACACGAGCAGGATCACAGCCCACGAGTGGAGGGTTCCGTGGTCAGCGACTGTGACGTCGACCGGTTGGCCGATCAGGTACGGCGACGGTTCGATCAGCTCCCACAGGTGGAGCTGTGGTTCGTAATCGTTCCCCGCGCGGGGAATGTTGAACGAGTCCACCAACGTGAAATCCTGGCCCGCGTACCCTTTCTGGGATTCGACCACGAACACGTCATCAACCGATGTGATCAACGGGACATCAGTTTCAGCCAAAGCGCCTGTGAACTCGACCAGCACCGCTGTCGTGTTCAACGGGCCACCAGTGACCGACACGTCACCAACCCCGACGTTCGACAACCCCTCGAACGCGGTCTCGACCGTGGAATCGGTCGCGTCGAACGCAATCGCTGCCGTGGTTTGACCGTCGAACGTCAGCACGAGCGTGCCCGCCGACTCATTCGACTGGATCGTTTGCACCTCGTTGCGGGCACCCAACGAAACCCCGGACGTCACCTCAGCGGTCGTCGTCTCATCGGTAACCGCTGACAGGACCGCCAGCACAATCCCCGAGTCCTGAGCCGGTTTGATCACATCGGTCACGACCGTGGAATTGTCGCAATTCCAGGCGTAAGCGGCCGGATCATCCGAAACCCCAGCGACCGTGACCACCTTGTGGCAATCCAGGAACGACGCCGCATCATCGGTCGAATCGGCGGTGACCATGAACCCGGCCGATGGGGTGCCAGCCAACCCACCACCCGGATAGTTCCCAGCGCAAGTGATCTCGATCACCGCACCAACCGTCAGCGGGGTACGGGCCGGAGGGTTCGGGTTCTGGTTACCGAAAGCCGCCGCCTCGGTCACGATGTCCCACGGGTCGGTAGGATCCGCTCCCCGCCACACCTTCGACACGGCCCGCCACCGGGCATTAGGGACTGTGATTGTCACGTTGCCGCTCTCACCCCCAACGGCGACCCGGTAGAACTTTGTGGTCTCCGGGTTGTAGCTCACACCGTCGAACCTTCGCCAACGCAGCAAATACCCGGCAGGAGTGGTAGGTGCACCGAGGTTAGTCGAAACGTCCTGAGCAGCAACCTCGATCACGATCAGATCGTTTGCTTCGATCGTGACCGCCGGCAACGGGACATTGATCGATGTGACGAAAACCCCGGTGTAAGGCAGATAGTTCACACCGACCAGGCTGATTTGCCCAGGGGCCGCGTCCACATCAGGTAACACGAGCCCGGTCGCCACAGCCGGACCCGCCGAGTCTGCTCCGGTGTAAGCGGCAACCTGTGCCGAAAGAACATTCGGCTCCAGGTACGCGTCACCGTCGACCGGGAGCGGTGAACGCAGCTGGTGAGTGCCAGCCAAATCAGCGTTCGGGTAGCTAACCGCGGAAGAAACCATCAGACCAGCACCCTACGCCTGTTCTCCAAATCCCGTGTCACCCGCTTCAAGGACCGGTCGACCCGTTCACCGATCATCTCAGCCAAGACCCGCTCATCGGTCCGGCCGGCCCCGCTGATATCGATGCGGATCGGAGCCGAAATCGAGACCAGAGAAGTCTGGGACGAACTCGGAGCCCTGACACTGATACCACCATCCTGAAACCTGGTGGCGGTTTGGATGGCGCCGTGTGCCATGACTCCCAGCAAATGCCCCGTCCTCTCCCAAATCGCCACCGATCGCTCATGGTTCTGAGGTGCCCCGCTGATAAAGCTCTCCCACGGACCAGCCGCCGGCTCAGCAAAGAACCGGAACGGTGTTGCCGGTGAGAAGATCTTCGACTTGTTCGGGCTTTCACGGACTGCGCCCGCCGCTATGCCACCACCATCGAACCGGGTGAGGATCCCACCTTCGGCCAACCCACCGCGCAGACCCAGGTTCACCTGGGCCGTCGCCCCACGCTGCACCCGGCCTATCAGGCCAATGATCCCGCTCAGCTTGGCGGTGGCGTTGTCGTTGACGTTGACCGTCGCTGTCGCCGTTGTCGTGTTCCAGGTCTGGGCCAGGTTCTGTGCGGTCGAGAACGTCGATTCCACGTTAACGTCGTGCGCCTCAGCCCCGGCGTCGTAATCACCGTCAGCGAAAGCCCTACCCTGTACGGTGGCCCCAGCGAACAGAGACTGCGCGCCCGCATCGTGGGCCTTGGCCGCCGCGTCGTAGGTGGCGTTCGCGTACTCGTTGGCCTGCGCGAACCGGGCCGCGAACTCGGCTTGAGCGCCCGCGTCATGCGCCTTAATCGGCGGGTCGTAGTCGCCCGTCGTGTAACCGGTCGCTGATGCCACAGCACCAGCTATGCCCTCCAAGGCACCCGAGTTCTCGGCCGACAGGATCGCTACCCACGGGTTCTCAACAAAGGACTCGATCTCGCCCTTAGCGGCCTCGGCATCAGCGATGAAGTCGTCGGCCAGCAACTCCAGCTCGGCGATCGTGGCTGGCGGCACCCCAGCCAACGTGAGGATCATGAAAGCGATCTCATCATCGGCGATACCGGCGTCGCGGGCGAGCTGCTGGAAGCTCGTGATCAAGCCGTTGTGGAAGGCCAGGGTGTTCTCACCAGTGCCGGTATAAGCAGCGTGAGCCAGGGTGGCGTCACGGATCGCTGATGCGGCCGCCTCCCACTCCCCCACAGCCAGAGCCTCCTCGAAACTGGCCGTGGCCGCCTCGAACGACGACCGCTGAGTTGACAGGGCACCGAGCGCGTCACCAGCCGCGCTGACAGCCGCCGACAACACATCAAACGACGACGACAGGTCAAACATCGCCGCTGCTGACGCCTCAGCTTCGGTGCGGGTTATACCGAGCCGCTCAGCGATCTGGTCCGTGACCGTGATCAAATGCTCCTCGACGGCAGTGTAGGCCTCGAGCTTGGCGATGTCGTCGTCGCCTACCAGGGCACCCAGGTCGACTCCTTCAAGGCGGCTCGCCAACCCGAGCAGCTGCTCGTCAGTGATTTGCAGTTGGTCGGCCATTTGCTCGATAGATGCTGACCCGTCGAGGATCGCGTCCACCATCACCTGGGACCCGCCAGCCGCTTCGAGCATCGACCCGGTCAACGCGGCCACAGCCTGCTCACCGAAAATGTAGGCGCGGTGCACGTCGCCTTCGAGTCGTGCCGCGCCGGCCTTCATGACGATATCGAGCGCTTCGGCTGTGGTCGTCAACTCAAGCGCGCGTTGACCCGTCACACCCAACGCACCCGACACCAGATCCAACCCTGCGATCAGGTCATCAGCGCGTGTCGCTGCTAGCTGCTCCTCCAACTCGGATATCTCGGCTCGGGCTGTTGCGACTGTGTTGCTGAAGCCGAACATGTTCGCCGCTGCCTGACCAAACGAGAGGCTGCTGCCGTCGGAGACGCCTTGCAGTCGGGCAAGCTCGATGCTGGTGAGTGACAGATGCCGGTTGAGGGCCGCGAAGTCGGCTCGTTCGATGGCTCCAGCGAACCCCTCAGCGAACTGTGCCCCGGCAGCGTCGGCCGCGTCTCCCGCTGCCCGCATGTTCCGGCCGATCAGCAGCAGGACGGCGCCGAGAGCTACGAACGGGCCGACCCGCATCGCCAGATTCAGAGCGCTCATCCCGAGCGACGCGGCGGTAGCGGCGACACCGGTCGCCGCTATCTGTGCCTGGACAGTTAGCAGCGCCACCCGGAACGCCAGGACCGGTGTCGTGTTCCACGCCAAGGCGAGCAGCCCGGCAGCCGCCGCTGCTGTGGTCAGTGACGGGTGCAGCCCGGTCAGGGCCGACACCAGCACAGCAACCACGGTCGCTGCCCCACCGAGCGAGTCGACAGCGAACCCCGCTGCGGTGCCAAGGACGGTCAGGGCAGGACCCGCAGCGCCACCACCAGCCGACGCCAGGTCAAGGAGCGCAGCACCGAGCGGGGCAACCGCAGCGATCAGAGCTTCGACCGCGTCGCCGGCCAGGTTAGCGCCAGCCACCAACCCCCCAAGCAGGGGGGTTCCGGCCTCGATGCGGATCACCTCCAACCGGTTTTTGAGTATGTCGAGCTGGGATGCTGTGGTCTCGACCCGCTTGTCGAACTCTGCCTGAGCGGCCCCGCCCCGCTCGAACTCACCAGCGGCCAACGCCAACTGCTCGCGCACGAACCCGGAGTTGAGCGCCAACAAGCGGAACACCTCGCTAGTGCGGAGCCCGCCAAGTCCCAGTTCTTCGAGAATCGGGGTGATCGACCCGCCCTCGTCTCTGACGTTCGCCAGCCCCTCACCGAACAACAAGAGCGCTTCCACGGGGTTCGTTTCGGCGATCTTGGCGAACTGCTCGGGGAGCAGCCCGGCCGTGTCGGCGTAGGTTCGCAGCTCGGACCCACCGTCAAGGGCTGCGTCACTGATCTTGGTGATAATCGTCGACAAGGCCGAACCGCCGGCCTCGGCCCTCAACCCCAACGAGCTGAACGACGAAGCGAGAGCCAAGATCTCGTGCTCGGCCGCGCCGGCCACGGTGAACGCAGACGCCAGCCGGGTCGAGAAATCAACGATCTGGGATTCGGTGGTCGCCGAGTTGTTACCCAGTGCCACCAGCACGTCAGACACACGGCCAATGCCGGAAGCGCCGGAACCGGTGATGTTCAGAAACCGGGCCAAGCTTTGCGCTGCATCGTCGAAAGACAAATCAGTTGTCTCGCCGAGCATGGCGATGTTCCGCGTGAACGCCAACACGTCAGGAGCCTTGACGCCGAGCTGGCCCGCGTTCTCTGCGATGGAAGCCAGCTCATCGGCCGCGGTGGGCATGACCCGCGACATGTCCAAGATCCCCTGGCGGATGTCTTCTAGTTGCCTAGGTGTCCCGTCAACCGTTTTTCGGACACCAGCAAAAGCGGACTCGAACTTGATCGCTGGGCCGATAACCGCCGCTATCGACGTGCCCAGCAGGCCGATACCGAGACCGACCCCAGCGAACACTTTCTGCGAAGTCGACAGAGACGAGAACGCTTTGTTGACCCGGTCGAACGAACCCTTGACCGTCCGCTCAAACCCGGTGATGTGCTCAGCGCCCCGAGCGAACGACGTAGCGAGCCCGGAAACGTCACCCTCAGCCGCTATGCGGATCTTCGCTACGTCAACCATCGCCGCCCACGTTCACCGATGCGGCACACCCGCGGGTTGATGCCAGCCCAACAGCCGCCACAGCCCCACACTGCCCCCCTGAGCGGCTCCGGCCAGGCTGCGGCCCCCTTTCCCCCAGCCCAGCCGTCAACGGCTCCCAGGAGGGCTGTACGGGCCGCTCAGAGAGATTCGATCCAGTCGTCGCCCGGCCCGGCCGGCATCAGCCGCCACCGGAACCCCGCCTCCCGGTAATCCTTCGGCATCTGCCGGTCCATCTTCCGCAACTCCTGGCATGTGTAGCACTGATGAACCGCCAGGCGCCACCGGGGCTCCTCCAAGCGGCGCATCCGATCCAGATCCATCACATCAGCCGGGTGGACATCACAATCAGGGCACCGCTCCCAATGCGATTGATGCTGCCACCAATCCCAAGCGAACTCGGCCGCCAGATCATCCGGGTTGCCCCAACGTTCCAACGCCTCTGAGTACGGGATCGCGGCGGCTCGCGCCCGGCGCATGATCATGCGAGCGTGCGGCCACCGACCAAAAACCCCGAACCAGCGGTGAACCCGCGGTTCCAACCCCAGGCCACGCTTGCTCATCGGGTCACGGACCGCGCCCCGCAACACAGTGTCCCGCCAAACCCAATCCGGTGGCGGGACACCCCGCCACCCGATCACGACGCGGCTTCGTTAACGCTCCACGCCCCACCCGACAGAACACCCAGCTCGCCTCGGCTCCACTGGTCAGACTCCCACATCTCGGTCGCTTCTTCAGGCGAGATCGGCAGGTCGTCCGGGATCTCCGACGGGACGATATCGGTCACATGGCGACGCCCCGGCAACACAGCAATACAACACGCAGCGACCAACGCCGGAGGGAACGTGACATCGTTGTAGAGGATCTCCTCGTTCTGTGGTTTGCCGAGCGCCTTCAAACGCTTCTTGAACGCGTCCTGCTGGTCACGCGTTGGTAGATGCTCATCGCGTCGCATCAACTCGTCGAGCTTCGTGTTGCCGAGCGCTTGCAGCACGAACGTAAACGACGACTCATCGACCGCTGCCTGAGCTGCGTCACGGGCAGCCTTAGCCTGATCGTGCTTAGCGATCGCCGACGACAACGCCATAGTCTCGTCGTCCTCGTCGATCACGACCCCCTTAGCCCGCTCCACCACGATCCCCACCCGAAGGCGGGCCATGTACTGATCCTCGACCGCTAGCTGCTGATGAGCCAGCCCGAGCGCATCGGTGAGCGCCGGCCGCACACACAATGTGATCACCAGCCGGTTCGGTTCTTTCATGTCGAGGATCTCACGGAACGACGGGGCCGGCGGTGGCCGGTCCTTCTTCGGGGTTGTCCGCCCTGAGCTTGTCTTCTTTGTGGTCATGCCCCAGAGCCTAACGGCCGGTTCCCCGCGCGGGGAACACTCCAAGGCGCGTAACAGCCCGGACCCAATCCAGTGTGTGACCGCAGCACCACTAGAAACAGGTCCGGGCTGTCAACCCGTTCCCCGAGACCACAAAGGGGAACGACTAGGCGGTGACCACCCCAACCACCGGGGTATCGATCGCGTAGTTACCGATGAACGTATGCGGAACGTTCCGGGCCGGGTCCCTGTTCCGGGAGATCACCCTGCATGGGAAGGTCTCGGTTTCCTCACCGACCTCAGCGCCCTCCCACATGAAGATCACCCACCGGTCACCACCAGTCACCGCAGTACCGATAGCCCCGTAGATCACCTCATCGGACGAGTCCTTGTACCACGTGAAGCTCGACGCCGGATAGGTTTCATCACCGGCCACGTTACCGACCGTGGTACCCGCGTAACCCGGTGTCGGCAACACGTCCGGTTCGGTCCGCCACCCTGAAAGGTCGGCCAGCTCCTCACCTTGCTTGGTGCCGACAAGGTCGACACCGGCCGCGATCTCCGCTTCGGTCGGGGCTTCCAGGTCCGCGGGGACCGTTGACACCTGAGCGATGGCCAGAACACCACCGAGCACACCTCTGGTCATGGCTGATCACCCGCCTTCGGCTTGCCTGCCGGGGCTGGCACCGCCGGCTTGACCGCCCCGACCGGATCGTCGACCCACTGCTCGATATCGGACTTGTCCTCTTCGACGTACCCCTTCAGGTGCTCCGGTGGCCCGGCGAACTTGCCGGCCACCGTGGGCACCCAATGCCCGGTCTTGTCGTCCCGTTCACACTGAACGAACCCCTGCATCCTGAACTCGGGCCACGACTCATCATGGATCCGACGAACGCGGCCTCTCGGGTTCGCTGAGTGCCTGATATGCACCGTCTCAGCCATGAAAGGATCGTATTCCCCGCGCGGGGAACCCCGGACGATGCCAAATCAGGCAGTCACACACACCATCAACTCAACGAAACGAACCGCGTTCAACAACCCCGCAACCGGGTCGACCGGCCCCGAACCGGCCTTCTCCCGCTGCATCACCCCGTGACCAGCCACCGTGATCGGATTCACATAATCGAACGGGGCCGCATCCGCCCTATCGCAAACCGCTGCCGTCGCCAACCCCGCTATCGCCTCAACCTGATCAGGCTTCAAACCGCCAGCCGTGAACTGGTAGCGGAGCACCTCCATCGAATCCGGCTGATTCACCCACCCCGTCGAAATGTACTGCTGTGGCGGCACCGGGTTGACCACAAGAAACCCCGAGGCAGGGTCCAACCGGTCACCCGTGTTCGGTTGCAGCGCCGACAACTCCTCAGCGGTCGGTAACCGGACCTCGGCAACCACAATGTTCGCCGGCATCACCGAGCTGAGCATCGTCATCAGCCCACGGGTCACGAGCACATCAGACACACCACTCACAACTTCAACCCTTTAAACGCCTTGAGAACCTCAGACTCATACGCGGCGGCCACAGCCGGCACCGACCTAGCCATGTACGGATACGGGGGCTGGTTATACCTACGGCCCAGAACATCGACCCCGTAGAACCCGAACTCTAAACGAAGACCCTGCGCCGCGTTCGTACCGATCTGGGAGAACACGACACCCTGACCACCGAACCCAACAGCTTCGGTGTCCGCCACAATCGACCGACGGAAATCCCCGGTAACAACCCTAGGCCCAGGCCGGCCGCTGGCGTTACCCCGAACGATCGACTGACCCAACAAGCCACCCCGACGCATCCCTACTTCCATCGCTGAACCGGCAGCCACACCGACCCTGTTCAACAGGCGGATAGCCTGTGGAACACCCGAGATCGTCCCACGGAAAGCCATCGGGTCACTCCGGGAACGGGAACGCTACCCGTCGGCGGACCACCACACGACGAGACAACCCGACCGATCCCCCAACAGCGCGGATCACCTCGAACTCGGCACCCACCAACGTCGGATCCTTCGACTCCAGCCACTCGATGATCTGCCCCGCCCGGAACGGTGGAGCACTCAGCGGGAACCGGACAACCGACTCGTCTGCCTGCAACTCCTCAACACCGGAAGACTCACCCCTGGAAGACGCCCTAGCCGACATCGCAGCCGGGCCAACATACCGCTCAGGCGGATCGGTGAACACAACCTCACCGGTCGCCAAGTCCGTAACACCCGCCTGAGCTACCACCGCGTCGGTCACGCGGCACCGATCGACCATCCGGCCACGCAACGCACGACGGGCCGGGCCGCTCACCCCGACCCCCGAGCTTGCAGGAAGTCAAGCACCCGCTCACCGATCGACGACGCGAACCCGCCCCCCATCACAGCATCATCGATCATCTCCGCTGTTAAACCCTCCGAGAGGTCAGCCGGCCCAGCAGACGACATCGTAACCAGCTCGGTCAACGGGAAATCGACCTCAAGGTCAGCCCGCAACACCAGATGAGCGATCACGCCCTCCGGGGTGAGTTCCCACATGATCCGCTCAACCGCTGAGGTCACATCCGCCGACCCGATCTCACTGTCGATGACTACATGGGGCATCGGATCATCACCGATCTTCAGTCGGATCGGTTGCCGGTCAGTGTCGCCTAGCTGTCTCATGGAGTCAGGATAACTCAGGCGTCGACCAGCCCGATAGCGAACTCGGCTGTGGCGTCCATGTTCGTCGCCGATGTCGCCGCCACCCGCTCCCGAACATCGGTGTACGCGGGGAGAGCCAACCCAACCGGCACATCGTGCACGGGCTGGCCGTCCAGGTTGGTGAGCACGAGCGGCCGGTGGCTCAGCCACACCCCACCCTGAGACCTGGTTTGCAGGACCGTCGAAGCTTCCACCGCGGTGCCGCCAGACGCGATGTTGCTGATCATCGCGGCGCGGCGAGTGACGTAGCCGACCTTGTTACGGGGGATCGTCGCCACCGCCATCTTCGTGACGTTCGCCCCGATCGTCATCACCGCGAACACGTTCCCTTCGGTCGTCGCGTGCCGAGCGGTGATCGTCCCCGCGTTCACACCGCCCGACCCTGCGGTGAGGACCTCCAGGCGGTGAACCCGGAACCATTCCTCAACCGTTGGAACCGGGGTCGTCCCGTCGAGGGTGACCGTCTCTGTGTCCAGGTCGCCCTCATCGTTGAGGCCGTGCACCCGGACGGTGCGGGCGCCTGTACCGGTCGCGTCGTCGGCCGCGTCGCTGGAGAGCAGCTCCACCGGTTCACAGTCGTCTAGGGCGATGACAGGGAACCCGGCGTAGTCGCCGCCCTGCTCGATCACGTCCTCAGCCGCGTCGACGTCGGTGTTGAACCCGTAGGCCCACAGACCATTATCGGTGGCGATCTTCAGTTGCGTCAGCTGATCACTTCGTTGCATAAAACCCATCGGGTGCTCCCTGTCCGAGTTGCAGAATCAGGGAGAACCCTAGCCGTTCCCCGCGCGGGGAAGCGGATGCAAACTCAGCGTCAGGGCCGGCGCCACATCTGATGAGTCCAACGATCGTGATCAGCCCGCCGTTCCGCCAGTCCCTCCCAATCGAAGCACTGAGCATGAAACCACGCGTCGGGCGGGACACGATCAGCGCCCATCAAGAACAAGGGCTTGATCTCAAAACGGCGACCAACGATCGGCTCGCCACAACCGTCGCATACTGTCCCTCGGGCTTTGCGCCACTCGTAGCCGTCACCGGTGCCAGCGTCGGGGGCATCGGAGAACAACGGGTCAACGGTCGACGATCTCACGCCACCGACTGTAACACAGCGCCACACTAGGGGGACCGTCAAACCGCCCTGAACATCATCACCCGACGGGTAGGCACCTCAGCACCGACTGTCCACTGCACCCACAAGTCGTAGGTCTCCCCCTGCACAATCACAAGATCGCCGGCATCACCGATAAGCGGAGTCAACGCGTCGATCCGGCCGTTGGCCGCGATCCACGCACCGTCCCACGAGCCCGCCACCATCGCACCCGGATCGAGCCGTTCCCCCTGAGTCAACCCGAACGTCGGCAGATCCCCGGTCGGGTCGCCTGATGTCGTGAGAGGCACCAGGAGCCGTTCTAAGGTCGCCGATTCGATTTCTCTCATCCTGGGTCTCCGACTCGTGTCATGGCGTCACAATGGCAGTGTGCCGCTCTGCGACCGTCCCGACATGATGCCTCAACTCGGCCGGACCCGCCCGGTTACCGACCGCAGCGGACACCACATCACCGACGGGTGAGATCACGAGCGCTGACGAGACCTCGCTAGCGATCCCGATCGCGACGACAGCCGGACCGGTCGACGGTGTGACGGCCGGGACAGAAGCGGTCTCGGCTACGACATCGAGGGCGACGATCACCGGCCCCGCTGACGGTGTGACAGCTAACAGCGTGTCGGTCTCAACCGCTTGATCGACAGCGACCGCGCCGGATGTGCCGGCCGTGGCTGCAAGGGCAGAGTCCGTTTCTGTGACCAGCCCCACTTCGACCGTGACCCCGCCAGCGGCGGCGACGGTGGGGAGCGCCGAGTCCGACTCTGTCACCAGGTCAACCCCGACCGTGACAGCTCCACCCACCGCGGCCAGCCCCAAGGCCGCGTCGGTCTCGACCGCCTGATCGAGGATCAGCGCCGCCGCACCCGCCACAGCTGACACACCGAGCACCGAATCGGTCTCGGTGGCCAAATCGATCACGACGGAAACGGGGCCCGGTGACGCGGTTACCGGGAGCGCGGTGTCGGTCTCTGAGGTCAAAGCAACCTCAGAGACTGCCCCGCCCGCCAAAGGCGTGACAGCTAGCACCGTGTCGGTTTCGGAGACCTGGGCGACGTTGACGGTCTGACCGGAATCAGCCTCTTCCAATTCCACACCAACGGCGTGGAATTGGAATGAATTGGTGCTCGACGGGGTGTAGGCGATCGTCGTCGATGTGTTGGTTGTCGACTCAAGCAGCTGGGTAGCCTGACCCCGAGCCGTGGACACACCGCCGGTGACCTTGGCGAAGTTGGCCGGCGCGGCCGGCATCGTGCAGTTGGCGGTGTCGTGGCTGAGCATCCACCATGCCAGCTGGTGATCTGCCGGGGAGGCACCGAACACGATCGATGGCGACGACCCAGCCCCGCCGGCATCGTCGGACTGGACGACCGTGATTTCGCCGTCGGCGCTCAATTCGACCAGCTGCATCCCGTAATAGAAGCTCTGGCTGCCAGCGTTGTTGGCGTCGATCGTGATAGCGAAGCTCGACGTAGACAACAGGACCGGCGAAATCCACAGCTTGCATTGCCCGCTAACGTCGTCATCGGGAGCGAGGTTATTGAAGATAGTGGTGGCGTCGACCTCGGTCCACGACAGCGACCCACCCGACACCACGAACGCGGCGCCGAGACCGGAGCCGTGGAAGTCACGGAGCGCGGCACCGAAGACCAAAATCCGGTTGCCTGCGGTCCACGAGTGCGATGACGACGCCAGTGTCTGCGACGACGAAAACCCGGTGTTCTGGACCTGGCGTACTGTCGCGGTGATCGCCACCGATCACCCCCCTGCCGGTCAGGCGGCCCGGTAGTAGCCGGCAGCGTTCAACTGGGCAGTGATGTCGCCCCCGTTGGTCGTGATCGAGAAATCGTAGTGACCGACCGGGACAATGTTGGCGTCCGTGCCACCGGTCGAGTCAGAGTCGTAGCAGATCAGCAGCTTGTCGAGCGCGTTGTTGCTGGCGCCACCCGCCGCCGACCAGGTTTGGTCCGCGAAATCGGCCTCCCGGCGGTCGTTCGTGTCGTCGATCGTTGAGGCTGTTACGTCGGTGTCGTCGAGCACGATCCTCGCGTAGTTCGTGAACGTCGCCTCGGTGTTAGCGCCAGCTAGAACCGCTGCCAGTGTGTCGTAGTCGCGTAGTGTGGCGTCGGCCTCGGACGAAGCGACCAGGAGGACGAGCACGAGGACCGCGTTCGTCGGGTCGGAGTTCTCAACCCGCTCGTGGAACTCGATGGCCCGGCCCTTGGCTACGTTGAACGGTTCGCTGGCCATCAGGCACCGAACCCGACAGGGTCAGAGTCCAACGGGCCCTGAAGGTCATCGAGGAACGCCCGACGGTACTCCATGGTTCGGTCTTCCTTGGGTGAGCTGCCCAACAGGTTGATCTTCGGTCGACCGTCGACACCTCGGGGCAGGTTGGCTGGTGATGGTTGGCTCACCTTGACTGCTCGACCAACCCAGCCGGTCCGGCGGTCACGGTAGACCGCCCCGTCGGTCACGATCTCGAGCTGGGCGAGCGCCGAAACGTATTCCTCGGTCGTCATCATGCCCACCATGTTGCCACCCGCACCAGCAGCCAGGGCCGATGCCGTGCCGGTTCCCCGCGCGGGGAACGGTTGACTCCCAGAGCAACAACACTCATACTGTCCACATGGAGACAGCACGACGGGTAAGGCGGATCATCGTCCGGGCTCTGACCTGGATACGCCGGCAGCGACCGAACCGGCGCAGAACCAGGGCACCTAACCTAGGGGCCATGGCTTTCCGTGTCCGCACACCCATCGGCGACGTCGCCCGAACCCCAACAGGATGGACCGACGACTCAGACCCGTTCCTCATCGAACTCATCGAACGGGGCAGACCGGTCGCCCTGCCCCTCGTGCACCCAACCCCCATCATCCAACCAGACCCCGACAACGAAATCTGGATGTGGCTCCACACGCTCAACCAGCTCAACCTTGCCGGCTACTCAGCGACCACGACCACCCAACCCGAGACCCTGCCCGACATCCGGTCACCGCGCGACGTCACAGCGTGAGCAGCAAACCCAGGAACCACGAGCGCATGTCATCGTCAAGCCACGTGTCCCGCAGCCAGTCCTCCCACGCCGGCCGGTCCGGGAGGAACGTCTCCGCCGCCATCGTCCACAACTCGTAAAACGAGGTGTCACCCGCGCCGTAAGGTTTCCCCATGTACGGGTTCGCCCAACGGTCCTCACGAGTCGTCTCCCACGCTTCGTAGTTCTTGCCGGTCACGTCACGCAACCGGCGGACCGGGTCATTGCCTGCGCGCCGCCAGTAGAACTCCCACTCGGCGAGCTTCATCTCAGGCACGACCGCTTCCATGTGGTGACCGAACTCGTGCACGATCGTCGGTATCGCCTGGTCCGGTGTCAGGTTCATTTGAGCCGGCTGTGGAGGTTGCTTGGCCCGCATGAACGCCCGCGGGTCCGTGTGGATCACCTCGAACCGGTCGTCACCCTGAGACCGGGCCACCCACCGCGACGGATACAGGTCAACCGCTTCTTGGATCCTGGCCCGCAACTCTGGCGAAGACACCGAACCGTCAATGATGTCACGGGTCGCTACACCACCCCGCGGGATCCCAACCTCGG